GCGGTGATAATTCCGCCGCCGGCTGACCCTTTAACGGGGCGGCATTCAGATAAGGTCCGCAACACTGCGCGAACGAATCTGGCTGCTAGGCCGGCGGCGATGAACTACGCCCCTTCACCCAACCAAGCGTCATAAACGCTACAGGTTGGGACCCAGCGAAGCTTCGGTTTAAGCTTCGCTCTCAGGTTGTACCCGTGCTCCCACTCGTCGTGGGGACTGGGTTGTTCGGTGAAGAACTGTAACAGACCTGAGTCGTCCTCTGTCCGAATCCTTACTGCTTCTGTCACGAAGACATGGCAGCGGGATTCTACACGCTGCAGACCTTTGTTCCAACGGAATTGAGGTACCGTTGTTGGTCTGACGCGCGTGTGAAAACCGAGGACTGTTGAGCGCGGATGGACGTCGAGCAGCTTAAAACGCCGCTCGATGGTTCGCCTCAGCACGGTCGAGACATTTAGCTGCCACCTCTTGTAAAAGTGGTTAGCAGTCTCGACCATACCGACCATCGCCTCAACGCCGTCAGGCAAGAGTGAACGCAAATACACGGGGGTCACGTCGACTCCCATGAACGCGTCACAACCACAGCTTTCCCGGAAATGACTTCCCGAGAAGCTTTTATCGTGGTTGATCTTGAAGCACAGCGCCTCAAGTAGTCTTGTCAACGGCTCCCTGGCGGTGCTCGGGACGATTATGTCGTCTCCGAAAACCGAGACGGATCCCGTTAATTGCTCGATCTCCGATGGCCGTGCCTCACCAAGGATGGCGAGGGCGCAACCCAAGAAGATTAAACTCTCAACGGGGAAGGTTACAGTGCTACCCATGGTTGTGAACTTATTCAACACATGGGTAATCTCGACGTTTGGACGCCGAAATGGAACGCGTACCGAACGCGTCCTGCAGGCGATCAATGCTCGGAGCAGCCCAAGGTTTCCCCGGAAAGCCGCTTCGACCACGTCGCACGTCACACGGTCGCTCGCCTCGCTAAGATCTAGCGTTGACAAGTTACCATGCACGCTACCCTCACGCGCAAGACGTTGGTTCTGGGTTTGATCCCGGAAGCGCACGAAGCGCTCGAGCCAAGTCTTGGCCGTCCTCTCCGAGAAGTAGTGCCACAAGTTCTGTTGGCACCACTGATTGGAGGACGGTTCGGCCGCAATTAAACGCGGTCGATCGTAAGTCTTGGGAACAGCTACCAGCCTGCTAGGCGGAGTCGCTTCGCAATCTGGTGCAGCAGTACAGACGGACGGGTAATCCCTTTCCGCTTCTTTCGAAGGCGAATCCGTGAGGATTTCGCTTCGTACAGCTGCTGCCCACGAGGAAAACGAGTAAAACCCGTAATCCGCAATGGGGAAGACTGTCTCAAGGGCCGGTGACCAAGTACGCCAGGCGTATTTATTGGTCTTACCGACGGTTTCTGCAATCGCACCGGGCCCATGCCTAAACCGCCACGCTGAGGGGTCATACTGCCCCAACGCTGCGGTGATGCGCCCGAAGACTCTGTTGAGTCGCGCACCGAGTGACGGATCGTCTTTGAGGAGGGCTCGACCGGCATCCGATTTTTGTAGGATCGCCGTAAAATCAAGCGCCTTCTCCAAATCCGCTGTTTTCGGAACAGCGTTCTTCCACAGGTTGCTAGGCTGAGGAAGAGAACAATCAACAGAAATGAAGTCGGCAATCGCTGCCTCCTCATTCTGTTCTGG